AAGCAGCAATAGTCTCTTTCATAGCCAGTCCTTTCTATTGTTGGGGCAAATAAACAATAGCCTGACTGGCCAAGCAAATCTAGAGGCTGTCGCAGGCCTTCGGCTGAAGGAGTCTCGGCCTATCGACCTCGCCTCACCACTTCTTGCAACTCCAATACCTAGCCTTAAGCTTACTACCTGGGGAGTCACATTTATGCCTAGCTCGGAAGCTTTTGCGACGCTCGGGTTCGTCTGACCGGTCTGGCATCTTAGGGTCGCCGAATCGTACGATTTTCTCCTCACCGTCCTCACACGCCTTGACTTTCCAAGACTTCTTCTCACCAGGCGTACGAGTCGGCTTGTTGCAGGGCATGCGGTCTTTCATGGATTTCACGGTGCTCACCTGCGCCTCCTTTCAGTTCGGCTTGGAAGGATTCTCGTTATTACTCGAATCAGGAATACCTCTTAGCAATCCAGTCGATACCGTGTTTCAGCGCCTTAGCCGGTTCGCGGTAGAACCCGGCACGGATGACCAGTACGACTAGGTCTGCAATTACAAGCATAATATAATGTTTATACTCTTCGTCGGATAGGTCCTTACCCTCGTGTTGGACATTCAAGAAAGACGCCTTTGCCTTGTTCGCCACCTTTTTGTCGGACCGGCGTTCACGTAGGTTGATGACATTGTCTTTCTTGTCTGTCATGGGTCAGTCCTTTGAGAGGAGGTTACACAAGAAGACTATATCCCATCCCATGGAGTCTTTCCAGGCTTTTTCTGCGCTATCTCTTTCCCACGACCACTGGTGTCCGCCGCCGGGCTGGACATCTAGGCTCAACAAACTCAGGGCCGCTCTGTCCGTATCACCTGCGAGGTACAGGAACCAGGGATTGCCTGAGTCACGCCGGGCCAGGATTTCCGCAGCGCCTGCGTCCCACGAGCCGAGCAGTTTCATGATGAGAGCCTTGACCGACACGAGGTGGCATTGGTAGCCAAGTGGCGTAAACAGGGCAGAGAGCCACTCTAGCGACCAGAAGAGTAACGTGGGCATCCACGCTCCGGACAGCCTGCCTGTGCAGCCTACGGCCTGCGCGACACGGTTTGTGAGGTAGCGCATCTGGGGAGTCATCGTGCACCTACGGTCGCTTGCCTTCGGGCAGAGACAGCCTGTGCGTTCGATGTAGCCTATGAGTCTGTCGAGAGGCTCTGGGTCACGCACGACAAGCGTCCACAGGAGGACTCCGAGGAGCATGTCCTTGGAGAAGCCGTCCGTGTCAGGCTCTTCTGTAACTAAATCTGGCGAACGGACAGGACGACCGTCCGGGGCGATGCAGGCTGGGATGTACGCGAGGGCCTCTTCGATACCGGCGTAGGTCATGAGTGCGCTGAACAGGACGCAATCCCCCTGACTGCTGCGCTCGGTACCACTCTTCGCAGGAAAGCCCAGCCTGGTATTACACCAGGGCCGGGCCTTGTCTGCTAAGTGTTTTAGCTGTAGCGAATACATCACGGAGCTTTCAGCGCAGCAACTTCTGCTTTGAGGGCCTCAATCTGAGCTTGCTGCTCTTGGATGGCTGCAACCAAGCTTGCCACCATCTGAGCCGGAGCCGGGAAGATTGCTTGGTATTCTGGATTTCCTTCCGCATCTACTGCATCTTTTTCTCCAGTCACTGCTTCAGGAATAACAGCTTGCAATTCGTGTGCAATAAAACCATAGTCTTCTTTTTGTGATTCTTTCCACTTAAAGGAAACCGGTTTCATTGCCTGAATTTTTTCAAGTCCAGATACGAGCGGTTTAATTTCTTCTTTAAGTCTATAATCAGACCCGCCAGTATTATAAGTTGTATTTGTAGGATTTGTTACGATAGAGCCTACACGTGTAGGTGTTGTTCCGTAATAAAAAACACAGGAATACTGAGCTGCTCCGGAGCTGTTGGAAAAGTCAATTCGCCCAGCACCGCCAGTGCCACGATACATTATCAGACCACCAGCATTTGCTCCGGTACTGGTGGTTCCTAACATCAAAATCCCGCCGGCGTCGATGCGCATGCGTTCTGAACCAGTAGTATAGAACCGTATCGGATGAGCTGTTTCTGTAGATATATTAAAAGAACCAAGAGTCTCATTAGCTACAACAGAGGCTTGGACATTGGTTGAGGATAAACGAAAAAGGCTACCAGAAGCTCCTCCGTCCAGATTAAGAGTCTTAAAAGAAAGTACACCAGGACTGTCCGTCCCAATCCCGACATTCCCGCTCGCATCCACGACGACGCGCTGCACGCCTGCCGTACTGAGAGCGAGGACGTCTGTGGATGCCAGATAGACCCCAGTCCCGGTCGAGTCCGCGAAGGACCAGGACGGCGCGGCTGCGCTGCCGGAGGGTGAGCGTCGGACGTCCGTGAATATTGGTCCTGTGATTGCACTGTTTGCCATGAGATACTCCTTGACTTAGTGTCGAACCTGTTTTAGCATTTTTTCTACGGACTGTCAACCACCTAGGAGGCTTTATGGAATATCATAAGTTAAAGATTCTCACCAATACGGAAGTAAAGGAAGGAATGGAACTGCCCGTCTCTGGTACAAATTTCTCTATTCAGGATGGTAGGATTGTAACCTATGCCATTGACTACGGGGAGTTAAAGCAAGAAGTAGAAGTTCCTGACGAGCTTGAAGAATTCCTAAAAGAGCAACAAAAGAAAAAACGTGAAGAAGAACACGAGTTTAAGGAAAAGTTCCAGATACGCTGTGGTGTTAGTTTTTTTGATACTGAAAAAGGTATGCGTCCGATTCCCTTGGCCGAGGACGAAAAGTTCTTTCCGACCGCGACCAGTGAATTTATGTTTACTTTATTTGACAATTTCTTCTCTAAATCAGATATGCTTGCAGAGAAGTTCAAGCGAAACAAGCGAGCCTACTTGTTGCACTCAGACCCTGGGATGGGTAAATCTGCAATGATTCGGCAGTTTTGTCGTAAGTACCTCAAGCATGAGGGTACTGCTATTGTTCAGGTAGGCGGTGATGTAGACTTCCAGAAGCTGACCACAATCTTTTTGGATAGCTACCAAGAGGGTGTAAAGCGGATTGTCCTCATCATCGAAGACTTTGGACGACGTGATTACGCAAACAATACAAGTATCTACAATCCGAGCTGTCTAAACTTTCTCGACGGTGTCGCTGGTCTGTTCCGTGTGCCCACACTCATTCTCTGCACAACCAACTTCATTGACCACCTTGGTCCTCAGTTAACAAATAGACCAGGACGCTTCAACAGAATTATCCGTGTACAGCCGCCGAGCGACGAAGAAGTGTTTGAATTGGTAGAGGGTATGGCAGAAGTTAAGTTGACCGAGGAGCAGAAGGAAGCCTTTGCTGGCAAAGGTATGACCCCCGACCATGCAGTAGAAGCTTTGTTGCGGCACGAGATTGAAGAGATAAGTCTTGAGCAAGCTGCGGAAGAAGTGGTCAAGGAGCGGGAAGGTCTGACTAGCTGGAAACAGTGAGCCAGACCTCCTGGCTTATACCTTAATAATATAATTCACATTTGCATTTGTTGGGCGGGTTTCTGAGTCGCCATTTGCGACTGTAATTGCTTGAGCAGCAGCCGTTCCACTGTTCAGTGACTGAGCATTGGCAGTGCCTGCGGCTGAACCATTTGCGTTCGCTGAAAACCATGAAGCATTGTTGCTAGAAGTTGCTTGGCTTGATGTACTTCCGGAAAAATTCGGTATTGCTACTCCGCCACCACCAATGTTTGCTCCATATCCCAGATTGTGAGCATGACTCGATTGGTTGCTATTAAATTGATTCTTATTTATTGCACATGTACCGCTAGAAAGAGAGCTTGCATTAAGGGTTAATGCGGAAATAGAACTAGCAGCAGCAGTTGCACTAAGTCCATTCTTTGCAGTCGCATTCCCTTGCACAGAACCGACGGCGTCGCCAGTTGCACCGCCACTGTTTGCGGCAGTTCTAGTTGTCCTGTTCGGGTCACGTGCAGCGCCGCCATCCCTGCCGCGCAGAAAGCGCCCACGCAAGTCTGGGAGGTGAAAGGTAGAGGAGCCATTGCCAGAGCCGTGGGCAGTCCCTATGGCGGCAAATAGCTTGGCATAGGTTGTTCTGCTTATCTGTGCTCCATTGCAGAGAAGCCAGCCAGCAGGAGCAGTGGCCCCGCCGTATGGCAGGATTACGCCTGCAGGCATCAGGTCAGATACAGCGCCCGCAAGCTGCGAGGCTTCTTGGTCTGCCATCGTCGAGAGCATTGCTACATTTGCCATTATTTCGTTCTCCTTTTGTTCTCCTCAGGGGAGAGTTTAGTTCAATTCGGCCTGTCGCGCAATCGTCACAGTTGTAAACTCCTTATAATTCCGCTGAGATTCCGATGTACGCAGGTACATCCTTAGAGGTTCCTTGTTCACTGATAACAAACCCGCTACTGCCATTAGTTAATGATGTGGGAGAAGTTAATCTTACGCGGGCGCTGTTAACACCTGGTTGATATACTTCAGTCACACTTAGATTAAGTATTGTACCATCAACGCCTGAAAAATAATTAAAAGCTTCAGGCGAAGCAGACCAACTGCCCGGAATACCTCTTTTGGTAACTTTATACGGAAGAACCATAGCAATAAAATTATTAGAATAAACAGTTGCTAAGCTAATCTGAGAAAATTCTGTCGTAAGGGTCCATTGCTCATAGTACCGCTGACACAACGCCAGCTCGGTTCCGTACGGCCTTTTCTCGAACGCGGTCTCTCTGCTTCCTGCCTCAAGCTGGACCTGAGCGATGTCGAATGTCCCGCTTTGCTGGCCGAGGCTGTTCGTGCGGGAGTTGAAGTCCAAGCCTGCGTCGAACCATAAAGTCAATTGCAGAAAGTCATTACCATTTGTACCGAGGGTTTTATCTGCGATGCTAGGAATGTCGACCGTCACTGTGTACTTCTTCCAAGAAGTGGTCAGTGCGATTGTGGTTACGCCGATGGACAGCACAGCTGGAGAGGGCGTGCCGCCAGTACCAAAGTTTTGACCAAATTCAACTGCCATGTTTTTCGGAGCATCTGCTTTTGCCCAGAAGGACAGGGTCGCAGTCTGACCTGCTAGGGTTGTTACTGATTCTATTTTTTGATATTTAGCTACATAATTACCTGCACCAGCTACGCTGCTGACCACTGTCTGGCTGAAGTACTTCGGATTGCCTGGGACTGCGGTCTGGCCGAGGGCGAATACTTGCTGGGAGTGGGTTTTGGTTGAGCCACCACTTTCGTTAATCCACCTATCGTCACTGCCGTAGCCATTTATAGTTTGGCTCGTACCGCGTTGCCAGATGTCGAAGTTTCCGTTGATGAGGACGTTCCGGTTGCTGAGCGGTGCCGATTCCACAATGTTAATCGAGGAAGAGTCGATGCTCAGTGGAAAGCTGGTACCGATTGCAGGTGCATTCAGGGCGAAGTTAATCTGCGCTGCCGAGAATCCTGTGATGTTAGGTAGAGTGACTTGGATATTTCCGCCAGCTGTTATGCTTACGTTGAATCCAGCAGGAGGCGTGTCACCTGTCGTTTGGAAGCTGAGATTATAGTCGCTGCCCGCGCCATTCTTAGCAAACTGTGCCTGTACATAGAAGCGTACAGGAGTCGTCGCCGTGATGACTACGTAGCCCGCCAACTCCCCTGCCTCGTATCCAGAGACAGATTGCACAGTAACCGTTGCATTATTTTGCAAGCTAATTTGTGTACGTGCATTGGCGGCACCGATGACCGAGCCACGCATGTTGTACATGAATAATTTATTCGAGTCAAAGATGATACCGATAGGCTTGGAGACCTGGCCGATGACTGTAGGCTCTGTACTTGTGTACTTACCTGCTTCTGAAGCTGAGAGGAATATGACGGTACCTTTGGCCGGAACTGAGCCTCCCTCAAAGTCGTCGCCTGAGATTGATTCAACTGCACCACCTGTGGCCAGCTCAAAAGTGTCAGAGTCAATGACTCCTGCCAGGATACCTACAATCTCGGCTGTGTTGGCTGCCGTGGCGATTGCTGGTGCATAGACTGAGCCGTTCAGGTAGAGTGCCTTGCCTTTGTCTGCTGCCGTGAATCCGTGTGCTACGGGAGTTGTAACCTGTGTTACTGTACCGCCTGCTCCGCCGCCTGTACCGCCGATGACATGCCACTTGTTGACGGTGCCTGTACGGTAGACGAGGAAGAGTGAACCATTGCTGGCCAAGTTTATTGGACCACCTGTGCCTGTCAGAATCTGCAGACCAGAACTTGCTCCTACTGCTTCGTTGTCAATCAGGATAGGTGCAGCTGTCTTGTTTACGATGACAAGGTGTGCTCCATCATCATTCTGCACGTTAATTTCTGTGATAGCGCCGGTGACAGAGCTAAGCACTTCGATGACACCTACACGATTTCCGTGAAATACTGTCGAGCTTGTCATTGATATAGAGACGAGCTGAGTCTGTAGTCTGTCAAGAGTTTTGAGTAAAGCAGTTTGTGCAACTGTGTCAGTAAGCACTTCACCTGTGGACGGTATCTGGTTACCGTTGACGACTGCGCCTGTGGTACTGTCACGTTTGAGGACCTTGCCTCGGCCATCTGGATTGCTGCCGACACCATCTTCGATGCGTAGTTTATCGAGCGTGATACCTGTGCCATCGACTGCGATTGCGGTCTCTAGCTTGGCATTGGTCACTTCGTTGTCTGCTATTTTCTCAGTAGTAACTGCACTGTCAGCAATCTTTGCTGTAGTCACATTCGCGTCAAGAATCTTGGCAGTAGTTACGTTAGCGTCAGCTATCTTAACTGTCGTAACATTTGCATCTGCAATCTTAGCGGTGGTTACATTCTGGTCAGCAATCTTTAGTGTAGTAACTGCGCTATCTACAATCTTGGGAGTGGTAACTCCTAAATTTTTGATTTGTACCGCGTCAGACGCTATTTCGATACTAATATTGTCTGGCTTTACTGCCAGGTTATCGGTTCCACCATTGTTAACAATCTCCAGACCTGCACCGCCTACTGTGACAGGGTCAAGTTTGTCAGCTGTCACCGAGTCTGCGTTCAGTGCGGCACCTGGGATAGCTTGGAAAGTATTGTCTGCACCATTAATTGTTTTATTTTTCAGTGTTTGTGCCTGGTCCGTGAGTACAACCGACTGCCCGGTAGCGGGACTGATGTCTGGAATTTCTATACTTTTGTCTACAGCACCCTGGTCTGCAGGCTGAACCGTAACTTGTCCGTTTCGGAAAAATACGATTTTGGTCAACCGTTCCCAAAAACCAAAAACCTTCATTTAGATTCTCCTTATAAGGACTTTCCAACCAGAGCCAGTCGGAGCTTCGGATGCTGTTAAGTCTATAACATTCTCCGAAGTTCGTACGATGGACTCTACCAAAATATCCTCGTATGTGTCCAGTGAATAAAGCTGAATAAGTACATCCCGGCTGCCCAGGTTGTGTGTGATTGACTTACTCGTACCATCTGCCGTTTCCCACACAGCTGTGTGATTTGCGCCGGAAAGATTAGCTATGGCTTGTAGATTAACTTTCTTGAGTGCGTCACCTTCTGAAGCATCTGCAACTAGCAAATAGTCTTCCGGTGCCGGGCTTGCTTCTGTCTTGCTTGTGATAGATTCTTTTCGCAAGGCAAGAGACAGAGAAGCGCCATCATCGTCGTAAGTAGGTGCAATGTCATTGGATTGTCCGACAAGCTGCTGACCTACCACATCCTGCACAGCTTCTATAAAGTCAGTGACCTGGGTCGACGGGATTGCAATGTTCTGCTCCGAAGCAGAGAGGAGACGCCCCTTGTTGTCTACGTTGATAGTCGTAGTTTTTGTAGCTGAACCATAACTGCCCGCAGTGACTCCTGTCACCTTCAAAGAAAAGGCTAACTGATTCGAGCCATTATCTGGTGTCTTGGCTATTTCTGCTGAGTCAGCAAGGTATCCGTCAATAGCAGAGCGGGACCTTGTGACAGAGAAGAAGATGTTGTTAGTGCCTTCAGTAATTGCGTCAGTATTAATAGTAGCTTGCCGTAGACTGAGGCCAATCGTGTCTGCATTATGAGCAATGATGATGCCTGAGCTAGTGCCATCCTGAACTGGAAGGACTAGCTTAGCTTTGTTGAATACACGCTCATCTGTGTAGTACAGACGAGAGCCTTCAGGCAGGTCTGCTGTACTGAACACACCCAAAGTAATTGTAGGCGTAAGTGCAAGTGTTCCTGCATCGTAGGACCATGTAATTGAATTATTTGCACTTGACTTAATGGTTGTATTGATGAAGCCTGAGACCATGCCGTTGCGGTTGACTGAGCTGTTCAATGGGGCAGGCAAGTCTGTTTCTTGGATGCTACGGAAACTAGGTGTACCTTCGCTGCCGAGCGGAGAAGCCAAGAAGAGGTTAGCTGTCTGGCTTGCGAGGCTAATATTGAACTGTCCGGTAGCTGTGATGAAAGGGATGCTCTCACCAGGCTCTACGGGAATGACAGCACCAGAGCCATCCAGGGTAGTTACGTTGAATATGTTTGGTGTAGTTAAGCCTACCTTGGAGACGGAACCACCGGCTTGTGAGGCCGACCAACTTGTGTTGCCCAGACCATCAGTGACAAGCACATAGTTTTGACCACCGGCGTTGGGCGGGAAACGGAAATTGAGGTCCTGTGTCTGGCTCTGTACTCCGAATGATGTTTTAAATGTACCACCAATCTTGACACCGAGCTGTGTCTCAAGATGCTGCGCACCAAACCTTGCGTCTACCTTGTCACCGCTCAGCCGGTCTCCTACGGAGGTAGACCAATCTGCGTTACGTAGATTAGAGGTCAGCGCAAGTTTGCTGTAGGCTATTTGTGCATTTGAGATAATATCTGTATTTGTAATCTTGTTTGTGAGATTTAATTTCTCGTAGGTTAACTTATCAGCGTGTGCTACAGACCAATCGCTATCCTTTAGCTCATGAGTCAAGAGTAGGGCATCGCGTGGGATATTGCTTAGATTGTTTAGGTTACCAGCAATACTCTTATTGGTTAACTCCTGTGAGAGTGCTGCCAATTCTGCTGCCGAATAGTTGTCTACCTTAGATAGTCCTACGTCTATCTTCTGCAAGCCTGATGGCCTGCCGGAGAAGACTGGGGCAACGAGCGTTTTGTTGCTCAAGGATTGAGCATCGCTCACGCCAACTACATCGCTGTTAACACCATGGACACTCTTATCCAAGACGTGTTCTGTAAAGTTTGCTATCGTTGCACGTGTATCAATGTCTTCCTGCAATTCTTTGACAATGTCATGCATTGTTGTTGCTGTAACATTGTTGATTGCAGTTTTTCTTGAAAGTTTACGTAAGTCAATTTCTGCATCTATAGCGACGCTTGCATCAGTCAAGCCGCTGATGACGTTGCCGTCAGGACTGCCGACATTGATTGTTTTATTCTTTAATGTTTCTTCGTTTTCCAGAGTAGCCAGTACACCTTCTGTCGGAAGTGTGACGGCTGTTTCTGCGGTACTTGTGAGGGCAATCTTGAAGCCGCCAGCAAGCTCTAAGTCCTGTGCCAAGATGAGGGCACGGTCGCCGTTCTGAATATCCAAGAGAAGTTCTCGGTCGGCTGCAGTATCTGCTGCACCTTGTCTGGTCGAGTCGTAGCGGATGGTTAGATATTTACGTGTTGCAAGCGGTACTTGATAGTCAGGCAAACGAAGCGAGCCATTCACCTCGAATACACTTGCATATACTTTGAATTCCGAAACGGGTGTACCCTCTGAGCCAACGTACAGATTGCTACTACCGTTACCGCCAGCAGAAGGGTCTCCTGGCAAAAGTCTGATGTCAGTTTTGCTGCGTAAATTTACGGATTCACTGTTGTCAACTTGGTAAACGCCGCCGAGACGGTCCAATATTTCCAAGTTAGCTTTAGCCTCTGTGCTCAAGCCAGAGGATAAAAAGAGGCGTAGGTTACGGGTTCTACTGGTTGCCACCTGTTATTCCTCCACTTCAGGGCGACAGCTTTGCGCTCTGTCAGGTCAGGCAAATCATAGCAAAAGAAAAGGCCCCACGCAAGTCACGCGGAGCCTCTTTTGCGATTCTCTATACTTAACTTACACAGTGAAGTTTTCGAGAACCACGCCTGCCGCTGGCTGTGTACAGAGGAGAGCAATCTGGCCTTCCATGTAGGAAGCGATTCTGCGCTCATGTCCGCCGCCCGAAGCTGGCTTGAGGTGGAGTTTGCCGGAGCCTACTTCCACAGGAGTCATTTCAGTGAAGTACAATTGCATCATAGCTTTCTGACCAGCAGATTGCTTAGGCAATGCAAATGCACGCTTAGGAGCGATGTACTCAGAGCTAATAACTTCGAGTGTATCGTTCTCGTGTTGGAAGATGAATGCTTTCGCACCCTTAACTCGTTGGCTGTCTGAGATAGTCAAACGGCGTTTATCTTCATCAGCTTCGACGAGCGAGTCACGAGCTTCAGGAGACATAGCGAGCATATCCCATTTGTACAAGCCTTGACCAACTGCGACCTTAGCTTCGCTCAGTGCTTCCTGCACATACTTGAGGGCAATCAATTGACCGTTGCAGTCAACACGAGTACCAGCAGTGATGCCTGCCATGTCGATTCCATGAACCTTACGTCCATCGTTTGCAAGCAAGGACTCGAAACCAGCGAAAACTGGAGAAGCGAGTGCATAGTCTGAGATGCTGGTCAAGTCAGGAATATCAACCTGGCCGGAGCGGTAGATAACGTCATTAGCCACCAAAGTGCTGCCAGTTTGGTCGTCTGCTACGTCAAGAATGTTGCCATTAGCGTCAATAGCTTCGACAGTGACTGTACCATTCTTACGGCTGCGGCTAACAACGCGGAGAGCAGCAACAGTTCCGGAGTCAACTAATGGAAAGTGTGCTGCAGTACCTTCTGGATTGTAAGGAGTTACGAGGTCGCCGTACTCAAAGAGACCGACGTGGCCACGAGAACTGCTCAATGCGCTCAAGGTGATGACCAATTTGCCGCTAGAAGCAGCTACTGAGGCGACTGTACCGATAACGCCTGTTCCGTCTGCATAGAGGTCAGCTGCGATACGGCGCTTGGTAGCAATAGCTTTGGATTGCATTTCGAGAGCGAGAGGCTCAGCATACTTGAGTGGGCTATTGAGTGCCTTCTTGTAGAGGTTGTACTCAATTTCCACGGTAGCATCGAGTTCTTTCGATACTGCAATTTTTTCGCTTACGCTGATGCGTTGAGCTTTAGGGAAGTTAGTCGAGCTAACTGGGTTAGCATACTGAACTGCCGATGGCCCAAGGCTCGTTTGCAGCATAAAGCGTTGCTCACGCCAGTTGGGGTCACCAACGCGGAACTTCTTAACCATCTCAAAGTCAGGGAAAGTTTGGTTCAGCTGGTTGAATACACCAGATGTAAATGCGATTTGGAGGAACTGACCAAGCGGAAGTCCGCCTACTCCGTTCACGCCTGCGATTGGGTCGAATGCCATGATAATCTACTCCTTTATTTAACGCGGCCAG